GCCAAATAACACCGGGATGTTATTTAATTATTTAATTGGCGTTTGTAGGTTCTCTATCAGGTCCCCTGCAGTTCATTAGCTTTGTTTACAGCCCAATGATAGCAAGCATAACCGGACGTTAAACCTACGTTGTCCATTTCGTCTAATACACTATCAATCCAACCCGCCATGTCAACACCTTGTAGCTCGTCTAGTTCATACACGCGCGTACAGACCTCTAGCAAAAATTTGTCACATTTAGTTTCCGTGTTGAATGCTGCGCGCCGCATATCCGTCTTCTGGCGCCACAGACCGCCTTCTAGCGCAAACAGTGCTGCCTCAACGCCTGGGTGATGCTGCGTTGACACATTGTGTCTACCAGCCATGACAGCAAATTTAGGCATTTCTGCACCCAGATCCTTGAGCTCACTCGCTGCGATCATGGCACGACCTGCTTCTTTCGATGTCGGCCACGGACTGCGCGACTTGTCTGGTCCTCGAGCGTTCTTTATGAATATAGCATCATTATCTGCGCCCTTTGCCCACAGAGTGATTTGCTCAGAACAAGTGGAGAGTACATTGAGCATGGCTAAGTGTGACCATATCTGCCCCTCTGGTGCACGTTTGCGTAGTTGCATGTATGCGCCTGCTTGTGTTTTAATGGAATTTTCAATAGTACCTTTTGGTTGCAATCGACCATTAACACTCTCTAACAAGCCTGCGTTACTGACAACTTCTAACGGTTGAACCTCAGCCGCTACGTTCAATAGCTCCCCATCTTCAGTGCTGACCATACCTAATGCGGTTGGCAATTTATCATCGCCACCAGGTAATGGTGTGTACTCTATGTCAATCACGACATCGACCTTCTCACTCATGTCAGGCCCCACATTGTATCGTGTTGCATTGCCGATCACACCATCTTCGCGGAGCACCTTGGGCAGCAGGACTTTAGTGGCGTCAAGATAATATGCGTCATCTATATAGTCTTGCATCATATACCTACCCAATAGACTAAGGCCAGTGTCAAGATACATCATAGGGGTGTACTTATTTTTCCCACTGCGCCCGTCTGCGGGGTACCAATACTCATTTGTTTGGTCCCACTTATTGTCGCCCGAGCCGGGGCCATTTGCGTTTTGCCATGGCGACAGCACGCCGAGCAGACCAGTACCCGGTGTGACCGCTTGCCGTACGTATAGGGTACCGCTTGCTTGCAGCGTCTCATGCCGCCATTTCATCCTAGTAGCTATGCCCAGTTCTTCCCATTCGTACTTGAATGAACGGACGCGCTGTGCAACTGCTGTGATCGCCGAGAGAGCGGACGCCATGTGCTTCACATATGTGACTGTCTCTGAAGTACCAAGTAGTTCATTCCGGATAGCATTTGTTATAGCCGTATGCATAACAATGGGTTTCTTTGCAGCGGTAACAATCGCTATCGAACCCCACTGATCAACAGCAAAGCAGCGTTCTAGGAGCTCTCTGCGTGCACTTGGCACAACACCCACGCGATTAGCCTCAACAAACACGGCTTTTTCCCGCCTCTGTACAACATAGAGATAGCGGCCGTTTTCGCGTACACGTACTGCGACACATACGCCGGTAATCTGTTTCCCAGCGTTAGTCCCGAAATACAGTGCATTCGCCGGGTGCATCTCACCAGCGGTGGTTGCAGTACACACAGCAGAATTAGTCGGCAAACCAGCAGTAATATCTGAGTATTCGTGCCAGTAATGTACATACTGTACTGATCTCCCACCATCTACCGCGGCAGACGCGGATTCTTCATAGTCTCGTGAATTGTGTGCGTAAATGAACAGAGGATGCACATCAGCATGATGTAGAACACCCTGCTTCATTTTAGCTGATGCTCCATTACTTGTTGGTTCAAAATGCGAGCGCAGATCGCGCACGCTACAGTTCAGTAGTTTGTTTGCTGACCATGGTGCCATCGTAAATGTGGTACCGTTGACTTTACCACTCAGGCTTAGAGTATGGATTGTGCTCACGGTACGAACACACACACTGATGGGCGACATGATGGCGCCACGCAATGCGGGCCTGTAATCACGTGGAGTTTCCACTTGGACTACGCGGATTTCATTGTCCAAGTAGTTGCGATACACCCAGAACAAGAATACAAATGGCATGTGCTTCTGTCCTTGTGGGTGTCTACTGACAATATTAACTTGGAAGCAATCACAATGGTCCTGAAGATTGTCGTAGGTAGTGCGGTGTGAACTTACGTTTGCTACGATAATCTCGGTGTAATCGCGATAAGAAACTTGTTCGGTCATCTTCTTCGGCAGATCGCAGAACTCGTGCCTACATAACATGCCGAACGCATTGACGAGGTCAGTTGCTAGCTGGCTTGGCCCAGACCCCTCCGATGCCTTAGTGAACGTCCATTGATCACAAGCACCTATTTGAGATGAGCTGCTGACCGGCAGCCCAAATGCATGCAACACATCGGCATGCTCATACTCCGCCGACTTCACCTGCTCCTGCTCCTTCACCGCCTCGAGTGCATCGCACTCATTGAATGACTTCCAGTATGTGGTTGTCATAATTGCAAAATTGCTAACGGTTTGAAAATTTCTCCCCGCGCACCTATGTGCGTAGCGAGCGTGCCAGCAATAAGAAAGCTTTTTTCTCTTTTTTGCG